ACAGAACTGGTTCTTGGTAATAAGAATAGCTTTGTTAAGCAGAAACAAAGTAACTGGGTAAAGGGTGACGCTGAGTTTTTATCTGGTGCTAGTACCCATATTTCTTCACAGATCAAAACATCTATGTCATCAACCAGTTTAAGTATGACTGGCTCTACTATTAATATAGCTGGAGGTGCTGGTACGATCGGAGGTCCTGGCGTTTATCATTATGGATATGCTTGGGATGGAGATTTAAATGTTACTGGCGGAATTAATGCTTCTGGTGATACTGCTTTAGGCGGGGATTTATCCGTTAATGGTAGAGTAGATGTTAATGAAATCGTTACTACTCCGTTTAACGTGGATTTGTTGTATCAAGAATACAATAAGACAGAATTTGGTTTCATTGGTTCTGATACTACGGTTGGCGACGACTTCGGGCAGTCAGTATCTATATCTGTTGACGGATTAACCGCTGTGGTTGGTGCTCGGGTTGAAGATCCTGATGGAATTTCCAATGCTGGGGCTGCTTACATATTTGAAAAGGGGTCAGATGGGAAATGGACACAGTCTGCTAAGATAACTGCTTCTGATAAGCAGACCAGCGACCTCTTTGGAGACGCAGTAGATATATCTGATGATGGTTTAACTGTAATTGTTGGGGCGTACAACGAAGACACTGCCGGGTCACAGGCTGGTGCTGCTTATATCTTTGAAAAGGGATCAGGTTGGTCAGATGGATCAACAAATCAGTCTGCTAAAATAGTAGGGTCGGATACTACGACCGGCGACCTCTTTGGAGACGCAGTAGCTATATCTGGTGATGGTTTAACTGTGATTGTTGGGGCGTACGCCCACAATCTTGCAGCTTTCGGGAATGATGATGATGGTGCGGCTTACATATTTGAAAAAGGTTCTGGTTGGGCAGACGGGTCTACAAGTCAATCAGCTAAAATAATTAAAGGAGGTGCTTCTGGCAACCCAGCCATAGATGACCTCTTTGGATATTCAGTAGATATATCTGATGATGGTTTAACTGTGATTGTTGGGGCGACAGGGGCGGGTGGCGTGTCTTCAGGTCAAGCTCTTATATACGAAAAAGGATCAGGTTGGTCAGATGGATCAACGAATTTGTCTGCTTATTACAACGGACCGACCGGGTTTGACCAATTTGGATCTAGCGTAGCTATATCTGGTGATGGATCTACGATAGCTGTCGCAGAGGCGGTGGGCGATCCCACCTACTCTACCTATGTATTCGAAAAAGGTTCTGGCTGGTCTAGTAGTGCCACCCAATATCTACTAGGCGCACGGCGTGCTCGGGCACTATCATTGTCTAGTGACGGATCGACAATAGCCGCAGGCCTCGGTGGTGCTGGTAATTATGTTTACTTTTTTGAAAAACCTAGTAGTGGATGGTCGACCACAGGTCAAGATGAGGACTTTTTAATAAGACCGAGTGATTGGGTTAGCGGGGACGACTTTGGAGAATCAGTGGCATTAACTGGAGACGGCTTTACATTAATTGCAGGATCTCCTGATAAAATAGTAGGAGGTAAATCTTACATTTTCGATATTCGTAAGTTTGACGAAGTTACTCCGTCTGCTCCGTTTATTCTAGATAATACTTTATATTCTGAACCAACAGCTAGCAATATTGGAACAGCCCTTGCTGCTTCAGAGGAAGGTATTATGCAGGTGACTATTGATCCAGGGGATAAAATCAAACAGTCAATTGACTTACGACAACGTACTCGATTAGGATTAGGTTCGTAATAGATGATTATTCGCAACGAAAACATTAGCACCGCAGATATAAGAAGACTGCTTAGAGATCCTGCTAATAGGACTGATGAGTTCTTAATTGGATTTGCCTTGGCTAGAGAGGTGTTAAACTTTAGATATATGCAGTCAACACCTACTGCCGTAAAAAGAATCGAATCTAAAGAACCATTGTTTAAATATGGAACTACAGTCTATGGTAATCCAACTATTCCTAAGTTAAGATATAAGGATGGTTTACGATTCAAGAAGATTGTTCCAGAAAAGCAGTATAATCCAGTTCTCATGACATCAATTAACAATGGGACAAAACTGGCTAGAGGCTTTTCTCTGTCTACGTTTACTGGCTCTGCGTTGAATAGTAAAGCAACTTTGGCTGATAGAAAGAAAGTAGCTAAACATCTTTATCTACAGACTTTACTTTTAAATGGAGTTAGTAACAACAAAGGTAGGTTTGGAAAATACTCTGTTAATGTTGTAGAAGGATTATATGCACCAGAAACAAATCAAACTGTAACGTCTGGCAGCATCCTTGATCTACAAACAAAAGGCAGAGCGGTTGTATACGAGGTTACTAACTTAGAAGGTAAGAACGATCCTGCTGCAGCATTTAACGTTGCATCATATTGGAAAGACACTATGATGTTTGACGATCTTATCCTTAGCTATGACACCGTTGATCCTAGTGTAGATTATACAGCCCAGATCATTGTAACGATGCCAGAAGTCACTGATAAATACGTTGGAGACTTCCGTAGAAACGTACAGACCGAATACAATTATAATGTTGCTTTGAAGAATGGACTCGCTGAGTTGGCTGTATAAATATTTAATAAACAGGATTCTTATTAATGGCAGTAACCAAATCACTTTCGGTAGAAGATGCTAATCTAGCAGTACGAAGCTTGGTCTCAGCAAGAGAACAAGAGTACTCTGATATCGATCTTTCTTTTGCCAAGAAGACTAATGGAGACATTTTTAAGAAGACTGAAGCTGCTGCGGTTAAGCAAGCAGTAAAGACTTTAATACAAACCAACTTTGGTGAAAGACCATTTAACTACTATTTTGGATCTAATATTCGAGCTTTGTTATTTGAGCCAGTAACTCCTGACATCATTGATGAGATTAAATTGAATGTTAGACTAGCTATTGAGAACTTCGAACCAAGAGCAGAATTACTTGACGTAAGAGTTCTGGATGAGATCGATAGAAATTCTATTAACGTTAGTATTAGATTTAAAGTAGTAAGCACCGATGAACAAGTAGAAATACAAACAGCATTCTCAAGGTTAAGATAAGAACATGGCAACTGTAATTAGCTCATCTCAACTGGACTTTGGATTTATTAGAGGTAAAATCCTAGAGTTCATGAAACAACAAACAGAGTTTCAGGACTATGATTTTGATGCATCTGGTCTGTCGGCTATTGCAGATGTTCTAGCTTACAATACACACCAGAATGCTCTGCTTGGTAACTTTGCACTAAACGAAACATTCTTACAGACTGCGCAGTTACGATCCTCGATGGTTAACCTAGCTTTGAACTTTGGCTATGTACCTAGGTCTAGATCTTCGTCACAGGCTTTGGTAAACGTATCTGTTAATCTAACTGCTGCTTCAGAAAAGCCAGAGACTATTACTCTTCCAGCTGGAACAGAGTTTACTACAGAGCTGGATGAAGTAACTTACACATTTAGAACCGAGCAAGAGTACACAGCTAGAATCGATAGTGCTGCATTAGGTATCTATACCTTTGAAGATAATGATGGTGAACTGGCTATCATGATTAAAGAAGGTGTGGAAAAGCTTAAAACCTTCTTAGTTGAAAAATCATTAGAAAGACAAATTTACGTAGTTCCAGATTCTACAATGGATCTTTCCACTCTTAAGATCAGAGTGTTTGAAGATGCTGCTGACACTGTAGGACAATCGTATCTTGCGCCAACAGAAATCACCGGTGGATTTACTGCAGAGACTAGACTCTTTCTCCCTCTTGAAACGTATAACGGATTCTATGAATTAAACTTTGGTGATGGTACAATTACAGGTGATGCACCAGATCCAGGTAATATCATCAGAGCAACATATATTTCTACTAGCGGCGCTGTTGCTAACGGGGCTACTACGTTTACTCCTTCTAGCACAATTAGCGTTGATGGTACGTCTTATAACTTAATCGTAACTACTGTATCTAAGTCTGCATTGGGCGCAGAGAAAGAAAATACAGAGCAGATTAGAATTAATGCTCCACTTAGCTATCTTGCGCAAGGCAGACTGATTACGCCTCTAGACTACGTTGCAGTTATCTCTAACGTTATTCCTGGTATCAAATCGATGAATGCATGGGGCGGTGAAGATAACGTACCAGCGAAATATGGTAAGGTACTAATCTCTATCATTTACGAAGATGATGTTGATGCTACTCTGAAAGAGAATCTTGAAAAGAGAATCGCTTCTGAAATTACTGACAACTTATCCATTGCATCTATTGAGACAGAGGTGGTACAGCCAGACTTTACGTATCTTAATCTGACAACTAATATTAAGTACGATTCTGGTATTACAGCTTTAACTCGTAGAGGTCTCCAGGATAAAATTGCTAATACGATTAAGGCATACTTTGCTGCAAACTTAGGTAAGTTTAACGACGTATTCCGTAAGTCTAAGCTACTGGCAACAATTGATGGTTCTGATGCATCTATTCTTTCTTCTAAGCTAGATGTTAAGATGGAGAATAGATTTACTCCAGTCTATGATGCAACTTCAGTTAGATTTGTAACGGCCGATTATAAAGTATCCTTCCTGAATAAGATCAAGGCAGCAGATGACACTACTCCAGCAGTTACCAGTGATAACTTTGTTTACAACAGTAAGGTAGCTTCTATCCGTAACCGTATCGGTACTAAATTCAGTAATATCTTAGAAATTATTGATACTGATGGAAATGTTCTGGTTACAAACATCGGATCATACGATGCTACTAAAGGTGAGGTTACACTGACTGGGTTTAGTCCTACGTCTATCTCTTCTGGCAATACGTATCTTAGAATCTTTGCTACTCCAGCAGATGATAACAATATTAAGCCGCTTAGAGATCATGTAATTGATCTTGGATTTAACGTTGTAAAGGCAGAACCCGATACAAATCAAGCTAATTCAGTAAGTGGTGTAACTGATTAATGTCTACTCTTACAGATTACAATCGTCGAGATATTAACTTTAACCAGCCCCAGGTAGAAACAGTATTACCTGAGCACTTCTTAGAGCAGTATCCAACGCTTGTAACATTCATGAAGAAGTTCTATGAGTATCTAGAAATTGCTGCTGGTAGAAACAGACTTGACAATATCTTCTATGCAAAAGATGCAGAAAGCACTGATGAAGGATTTCTAGACTATCTCTTCTATGAACGCTTTAATGGTTTAGGGGCAGATAAGTTTGGACTTCCTAGACTTACCCTTAAGCTTGCTCCTCAGTTTTCTAGGGCAAAAGGTACAGAGGTTTCTATTCCTGCATTCTTCAGATACATATTTGGCGTAGACGTAGAAGCATTTTACCCTAAGACCCAAACGTTTACGGTTGGCGAAAGTGAGATTGGTGCAGACTCTTTAAGATTCTTACAAGACTCTTACTTCTATCAAGTTCTGTCAATCCAAATTAAATCGCCTCTTAGTACTGTACAGTGGAGAGATTTATATAAAAGATATAACCATACTGCTGGTTTCGCTCTATTTGCAGAAACCCAGTTTGAAACCGTAGCAGGTAATATTTCTGCTATTGCACCACTCTCTATTGCAGACTCTGCAGCTGAACAAATCACGCTGGAAGATATTGGTACACAAGCAGCTACAGCGTTTGGTAGTACAACCGGTGTGGATAGTTCTGACACTATCCGCTTCTACGCAGATAGAGGCATTCAATTCTACCAAGACTCTGTTGGCGATCTTACTTCTGCACAGAAGGGCGAGTACACTTCTATTGCAGATATTCTTGATACTAATTCGCCAAGATTCTCTTCGAACGACAGCGATCTTCTTTCCGATTCCTCGCTCCAGACTATGGACGAAGCACAGTTTACGCATTATGATCCATACCGAGTGGATTCTGCTTAGAAAAGCATTATAAATAAATTTAAATAAGGTTTTAACGAGTAGCAAAGCATGACCAGACAAAATATTTCAACAGGCACGACTGCCAATGATGGGACCGGTGATACTCTTCGGAGTGCCGGTACTAAAGTCAATCAGAATTTTGTTGAACTGTACCAGGCATTTGGTACGGACAGTAATGCCCTGACTACTGGTATTACCTTTGATAGTGCAAAGATTATTATTGCTGGAACAACCAACAATACCACTATCACTCGCCAGGATCCAGGTACAAACGTTACGTTTACTATTCCTGATAGTTCAGGTGAAGCAGTAGTTATTCGTTCTGACAATACAGTTAACTTTGTCGATTCTACTGGAACAGCTTCTAAGATCCTTTACGGAAACGTATATGGCACTACTGGCGATCTTCCTTCAGCGACTACATATCATGGTATGTTTGCACATGTGCATGCAACCGGCAAAGGCTATTTCGCCCACGGAGGAAATTGGCACGCATTATTAGATAGTGATACATTCACTTCTAGAACGGATCTTCAGTTAGTAAATCCAAAAATGGATACGCTTATTAAAGATAATACTGGTACGTTCGGTTTGCTTGAACTAGATAACGTATCTAGCGGAAATACAAGCTACGTTAAGATTACTAACATTAATGATTCTGCGCCAACTATTACTGCAGACGGAACATCTACTAATATAGGCGTAAAAATCAAAGGTAAAAACAATGGGGTATTAACCCTAGACGGAAAGCTCGGATACGGTTATCAGTCCGTCACGGCAAGCACTGATAGTAACTTAGACTCTTCTTCAAACTTTTATATGCTAAATGTTGCGACTCCTAAGTCTTTCAAAATGCATAATGGATCCGTTATCGGTGAAACCAAAAGATTTGCAAATAGAAGAAGTTCTTCAGTTACAATTAACTTTAATTCAAATAAGTTCGAGCACCCAACTGGACCTTACACTAGCTTCACAATGACAGACATTGGTTTAATTACAATTGTTTGGACTGGCAGTGAGTGGGTATCTGATAAAGACTCTGATAAATATATTACATTTGCTTAAAAGGTAAAGAATAGATGGCAGCTATCGTAACAAATAACTTAAAAAAGCAGATTCTGCAAACGGTTCTAACCCGAACTGCAGATAGCTCTGATCGTTACTACATTGGTATTTCTCGGTCTAATCCATGGGATAATACCGATACTGTACCGACTGTTGGTAATACAGAAAGAGAGAAGAGAAACTTCCGTGCTTCGTTACAGTCCATCTTGCGTACAACTGACGTATCGTTTGTAGCTAAGAGATATAATTGGTCTTCTGGATCGATTTACAGCGCATACAACGATAATCAGACAGCCACTCAGAATTCTGCTACATATCCTTACTACGTAGTAACTGCTAACCAGAGAGTCTACCTCTGCGTACAACAAGGCAAAGCAGATAATGGTACCGTATCCACATCAACTGTAGATCCAGATACAACTGGCACAACCACTGCAGCGAAAGCTACATCTGATGGTTACATCTGGAAATATCTGTTTACTATTGGTGGTACTAATGCAAGTAAGTTCCTTTCTGCTAACTATCTTCCGGTTTCTAAAGTAGATTCCGCTGCTAGCTTATCAGTTGTTGAGCAGGCACAGAAAGATGTACAAGATGCTGCCGTTGCAGGATCGATTATTGGATATAGAGTAGTTAGTGGTGGAGCGGGTTATTCTGCAGACCCTACCGTTACGGTTAATGGTGATGGAGCAAACGCTAAAGCAATTGCCAAGAGAACAGCTACCAACCAAATTTCTAAGATTGAGATTGATGATTCTGCTGGCGGCATTCCATTCGGTTCCGGATATAGCTATGCATCGGTAACTTTGACTGGCGGTTCACCTTCAACAGAAGCTGTTATCGAACCTATTATTTCTGTTAATGGCTTAGGCTCAGATCCTAGAGATGATCTTGGTTCCGATGCTATTATGTTCAACGCTAAGGCAGTTGGTACTCAGAACGGAAACTTTATGGTCGGTCAAGACTTTAGACAGATCGGCCTAATCAAGAATCCAAAGAAGAACAACGACTCTGACTTTACTGGTACAGATGCTAGAGCAATGAGAATCTTAACTCTTACTAGCATTTCTTCTGGATTCGATAGTGCTGCAGTAAAAGATGCAATTATTACCGGTAACACAACATCTGCTAAAGCACTGAGTGACGAATTAATTGCAAGCAAATTGCACTATCACTTTGATGATAGTACTGGATTTAAACAGTTCCAAGCTGGTGAAACAGTCTTCTTGGATTCAGGAACTGGAATTACAGCAACCATCTCTACAGACTCTGAAGGTGAAATTAAGCCATTCTCAGGCGAAGTGCTTTATGTAGAGAACAGATCCGCCGTGGTTAGAGATACCGCACAAACTGAAGACGTTAAGATTATCGTACAACTGTAAGGTAAGACAAGAGAATGCCTAAGACATTTACAAAGACTACTTTCAATACCACCTATAAGGACGATTTTACAGATAGTGATCACTATCATCGAATCCTCTTTAACTCGGGTAAAGCTCTGCAAGCACGTGAACTTACACAGGCACAGACTATTACTCAGAAAGAGTTAGAGAGACTTGGTCGTCACATCTTTAAGGAAGGTAGTGTAGTTCTTCCCGGTGGTCTTACCGTAGACACTAACTTTGAGTTTGTCAAGTTATCTTCGACCAGCACCACAGGATTTGCAGTTGGTGATACTCTTACCGGACAGACTAGCTCGATTCAGGCAAAACTTCTTAAAATCGTAGCAGCGGACGGATCAGACCCTGTAACATTCTATGTAAAATATACTAGCACGTCTTCTGGTACCAGTGGATCTGATCCAATTAGATTTAGCCCAGGTGAAAGTCTTAGCAATGGATCAGTTACAGTAGATGTACAGGTCACTGATACTACGGCTGATCCTGCAACTGGTAGAGGAACTAGAGCGGCTGTTAACGGTGGCGGTACCTACTTTGTAGCAGGCCACTTTGTTACAACAGACCGTGAAGAGATTATCGTTAGTCGATACTCTAGCACACCAAACGAAGTCATTGGATTTAAAGTTACACAGGACATTGTAACTGTAGAAGATACTAACGATCTTTACGACAACCAAGGTGCTACTCCTAACCTTACTGCTCCTGGTGCAGACCGTTATCGTATTCAGCTAAACCTCTCTATCGAATCTAGCTTAGAAGATACCGATACCTTCTTCCCTATCAATAAAATGGTAAATGGTGTACTTCAGCAAGAAGTAGATGAAACTGCCTACAATATCGTAGAGAAAGAATTAGCAACACGAACCAGCGAAGAGTCTGGTGACTATGTTGTTGAAGGATACCAATCTACTGCTAAAGCAGGCGATTCTGATTCGGTATTAACTATTGACGTAAATCCTGGCGTTGCATATGTTGATGGCTATAGGGTTTCTACCCAGGCTCCTACCAAGATTACAGTCAATAAGCCAAGAACTACAGAAACAATTAACAACGAAGCGATTGCAGCTAACTATGGTAACTATGTAATTGCTTTGGCAGATACTGGTCAAGGCTTTATCCCTAACTTGGATACGTTCCAAACTATCAATCTTCGTGATGATTCTAACTATGGCGGTACCACTATTGGTTCTGCTAGAGTAAGATCCATGACAGAAGATGGGGCAAATTACAGACTGTACCTTTTCGACGTACAGATGAACAGCGGAAAGAAGTTCAGCCAAACAAGAAGTGTTGGTGATAGTACTGGTGAATACTTAGACCTGGTACTTGAAAATGGCGTAGGCGTCATTAAAGAAGCTTCTAACAATAACTTGTTCTTTAACCTTGGTAAGACTAGACCTCAGTCGCTAGGCGATGTTTCTTTAACCGTACAAAGAAGAACAACTGTTAATACAACATCTGGAACAGCAACTCTTCCCTCTCTTCCAGCTGGAGAATCCTATACTAACCAGACTGATTGGATCATTGCACTTGACAGTGGTGAAGCTAGTCAGATCCTTCCAAATGCAACTGCTACTGGAGATCAGATTGACACTGGAAGGAGCGGTGACGATACAGGCGTAGAGGTTGTATATTTTGTCACTAAGAGCGATCCTACCATTAGAGCCAAGACTCTTACTGACGTAACAGAAACTGGACTTACCGTAGAATCCGATGGTGCTGGATTTAAATTCGTCAATCTGGCTAATCCTGATATTGTTAGCTTGACTACTTTTGTAGACTCTGGCACTACTAATTCTGTAGCAAATAGATTCACACTAGATAATGGACAAAGAGATAACTTTTATTACAATGGTAGATTGGTCCTCAACGGAGGACAGACCGCGCCTACAGGCAGTTTAACGGCTACCTACAGGCATTATGCACACGGTACCGGTGACTTCTTTGCAGTTAACTCTTATAGCCATTTATC